ATCGAGCATGGCGGTCTCCCGGTCGTGAGGTGCGCGCCGTATGCGCGGCGCGCAGCAGTTCGGCTTCGGCGCTGACGTTCTCGTGATGCCGCACCCATGCGACGCCGATCGTGTCGAGCGCGGCGGCGGCCTCGACGGCGTCGGGCCAGCGCGCGATCGCATCGAGCGCGCGGCGTGCGCGTTCGATCTCGGCGGCGAGGTGCGGCGCGCGGTTCACGGCTGCGCCGCCTCCGCCAGCAGGCGATCGGGCAGGCACGCGAGTGCGGTGTCGCGCCGCCAGCACGTGACCTGCTCGCCGGCGTCGTGGAATCGCTCCACGCCGGACGGCAGCGCGCCGGCGATCGGGCGCGATTCGAGGTCGCGCACGGTGACGCGCGGCGCCGTCGCTCGGCCGGCGACGAACATCACCGGCAGTGCGACGAGCAACACGATCACCGCGCGCCGCGCGCGGCGCAGCTCATAGGTCTTGTTCACGGGGAGCCTCCTCCATCAGCACGCGCGTGAGCGCCTTCGCCTGCGCGACGGTGAGCTTCGCCAACACGGCGTCGATGCGCTGGTCGGGGATCGGCTGCGGAACGTCGGCGTCGCGGAAGAACCGCCGGTGCGCGACGGTCACGCGATCGGTCGCGAGGCCGCAGTCCTGCATCAGCACGCGGATGTAGAGACGCTGGCGCGGCGAGCACGGCCATTGCTCGGTGCCGCGCGGCTTCGCGCCGAGCGTGGAGCGCATGTCATGCACGAGGCCGTCCAGGCGCTTCATCAGGTTGTCGATGATCGGGTGGCTGGGCGTATTCATGCCGGGCCTCCGACGACGAAGTCGCGCGTGACCTTCGGCGCGCCCACTTCTGCGGCCGCGTTCATTGCCGCCGCCAGCGCGTTGTGTACCGCCAGCGGATACAGCATCGAACCGCCGCGCTGCTGCTTGCCGCCCGGCGTCAGGCGCGCGCGGATCGCGTCGATGCCGCCCTCGTCGATGACGTCGGCAAGCGTCAGGCCGAACCGCTGGAAGCGGTGGCGCAGATACTCCGGCAAGTTCTGGTCCAGCGGTGCCAGGTGCACCAGCTCGATGCGCTGCGCCACCTCGCGCACCTGCGGGTTGCGCTCGTCCAGCTTCACCATCAGCTCCGGCTGGCCGATCAGGATGATCGACAGCAGCGGGCGCATGCCGTCCTTCAGTTCCAGGTAACGCTTCAGGTGCTTCAGCGTCGGAATCGGAAGGCAGTGCGCCTCCTCGATCAACAACGTGTGCCGCATGCCGCTGCGCGCACTCTCGCGCAGCACCTCGTGCAACTGGTGAAAGCGCGCATCCGGGCTGCTGCGCGGCGGCGCGAGCGGTGCCACGTTGCGCACGATGCACTCGGCGATGTGGTGACTGCGCAGCGTCTTGCCGATCGTGTCCTTGTCTTCCATCGCGAGCACGTACGGCTGGCACACGATGATCGAAGGCTCGTCGCGCGCGATGCGCTCCAGCAGCTCCTCGCGCAGCGTCGTCTTGCCGGCACCGCTCTCGCCCACCACGCCGAGAAAGCCGCCGTGCCGCACCGTGCTCCACATCGCCTCGCGCACGTAGCGCGCATCCGGCGACAGGAACACATCCGCCGGCTCGCGACATTCCGCGAACGGATCTCGCGAAACCTTGAAGTGCTGCCGGGCAACAGGCGTAAGGGATTGCTTTCGCAGTAACATGGACTCGTCTCCTTGGTTTTCCGTTTCGACTTGGGCGACAACCGGCCCCGCAGCGTTGCCGCGCTTCGGGGCCTTCGTTTTTTCGAGGGAAATGCCGCGCTCGGCGAGCCATGCCGACAGCCGCTCGGCGAGGCCCGCCGCATCCCGCGCCGGCCAGATGCCGCGATTGAACAGGCGCGAGATCGCGCCGCGATCCACGCCCACGCCGGCAGCGACCGCCGCCAACGTGATGCCGCGCTCGGCGAGTTCCGTCTTGAGATTCGCGGGCAGCGCGAGCGTCATGCCGCACCTCCCGATACCGCGCGCAGGCCGCCGCGCAGCAGCGCCACCGCGCACTCGTCGAGCTGCTCGTCGGGCACGCCGTCAGGCCACAGCGCGGCCATGCGCGCATAGAGCTCGGCGCTCCACGTGCCGCCGCGCTCTTCGACGCGGCGCTTCAGGCCGCGCGCCATTTCCGCGTGCGTCAACGACACCGGCGCGTACTGCGGACGGATCGCCGGAATCGTCGGCGTCGGCTCGATGACGGCCGTCGCCTGCACCGGCGACGGCGTGCCGCCGCGCGGCAGCGCCTCGGGCACCTTCGCCTCGCGCCACGGCTTCGTCGGGTCGATGGCGTCGCCGAACGCGCGCCGCTTCGCCTTGCGCGCGGCAGCGGCCTCCGCGTCGGTCTGCACCTCCATCGCAAGGCGCTCCATTTCCTTGCGCGCCGCATCGACAGGCGTGTCCGGCTGCGCCTTGTGTTCCACGCCGATGGTTGCCGCGCCCGCCTCGAAACCGTACGCGCCGAACGCGATGCGCGGTGCCAGATAGTGCGCCGGCCGCCCGTCCTCGCCCGTCGTCAATACGCGCAGCGTCGTCGGGTCCAGCGCATTGCGCACCACGGTCAGCGAGCCGTCGTTGAGCACGCCCGGCAACCCGGAAACATCCCACAGCGCGCCGTCGTGCTTGATGCGGTAATCGCGCACGCGGCGCGTCACCGGTGCCGTCGTCGCCAGCGTGCGCAGCACCTCCACCGACGGCGCGAGCTGGCGCGCGTCGCCGATCGTGAGATACGCCGACTGCCGCGTCGTGCCCGTGCGGCTGTGGATCGCCGTCGCGTTGTAGGCGCGGCACCACTTCGCCGCCAGCGCGTTGATTTCCGCCAGCGAAGCCACCGGCTTCTGCAACTTGAGCGCCGCCTCGAAGTGCGTCTCGACGATGTACTGCGCGTTCTCGACCTGACCCTTCGCGCGCGCGTTGCCCACCTCGTTGACGATCAGCTCGATGCCCAGCGCGTCCAGAAACGCGCCCGTCGTTCCCGCCGTCACCGCGCTGCCGGGATCGGCCATCAGAAACTTCGGCACGCCGTGCATCACCGAGCCGGCGCGCTCGGTCATCACGTAGATCAGCGAGGCCAGCAGGTTCGCCGCGCTCTCCGCGCCCTGCACGTAGAACACTTCGATGTAGCCGCTCGCGTGGTCGGTCACCACGTAGCGCCACAGCCGGCGGTCGTTGATCCGCTGGAAGTTGCCCGGCTTGCCCCGGTAGTACACGCGGCGATCCATCACCTGCGCGCCGTCGTCGGCGAGGAAGTACTGCCGCGATACGGATGCGTCGATCTGCCAGCACCAGTTCGGGCACGGGCTCGACAGGCGAGCGGCCGGCGTCGGTGCCGCCAGTTGTCCGGGATGGCAGCGGTACGTCACCAGCGCCCGGCGGATCGCCGAGGTACTCAGCGGCGTGAACTCGCCCGTCGCGGGATCGACGCGCCCCGCCAGAATCCTGCCGCTCGACCGCAGCGCCTTCACCGCCTCTTCGAGCGGCAACTCGCCGGTGCCGGTCAGCCGCCGCGTTTCCTCGACGGTCGTCGCGATCAGCAACGCCTCGTCGCGCGTCAGCACGCACGCGCCCGCGTCGCTGCGCCGCTTGCGCGGCTTGCCGATGCGCACGTGCTTGAGCCGCGCCAGCAGCGTCGGCACCGAAATGCCCAGCCGCTGCGCGGCCTCGCGATACACCGCCGTCTTGCCGCCATGCCCGGCCGCCTGCGCGGCGCGGGCCACAGTGGCCAGCTCCTCGTACATCGCGGGGGACAGGATGGCCGCCATCGTTACTCGCCCTGCATCCAGTCGGGCGCGCCGTGGTCGTTCACCTCCGGCAGGCCGAAGGCGTCGCGCACGCGCCGCAGCTCGCCCATCAGCTCGCCGATGAGGCCGGCCATGTAGGCGTCGTGCTCGTCGCCCGCGCCGTGCTCCACCGCATGCGCGCGCAGTTCGGCAAAACGCTCGTACAGGCTGTCCGTGTCGTCGCCTTCGGCACCGATGTCAGAGCGCGCCTGGAGGGCCGCGCGACCAGCCCGGCTACGCAGTTCCTCCGTGGTTTCATCCGGCGTGGCGCGCTGGCGTTCCAGCTTGGCCTGCCGCAGCTGCTTCTGCAGGTTCTCGATGTCGCGCTCGCGCTTGGCGGCGCGGTCGTCTTTCGCTTCGATGTCGGCGCGGGCTTCGCGCACGGCGGCGCGCAGCTCGTCGCGCGTCATGTCGGCCAAGTCGTCGATTTCGAGGCCGCCGGTTTCTCCGTCGGTAGCCAGCTCGGTGAACTGGTCTTCAGGCAGGGATAGCAGTTCGATCAGCTTGCTGCCGCTGCCTGCGGCCTCGATCAAATCATTCGCGCGCGAATGATTTGGTAGGGCGGAAACCCGGCGCGCGGCTTCCATCATCCGGTGAGCCTGTGGCTGCGACATGCCCAGCCGGCCGAGCATGCCCTGCCACTCGCCGTGGGTCGCGCACTCGCGCGCAACCAAGAGGTAGCGTCCGGCGCGCAGGAATGATTCGCAGCCGCGTCGTAATTCGCTGCGGATTTCCGCCTCGTAGTGATCCGGATGCCACGGAAGTCCGTCGCCGAAGTGGTCGATCACAGCTTGCTGGCGTTCGTTCAGCGCCATTTCCTGCGCCGCAATCGCCGCAGGCGTCTGCTCGGCGATCTGGATGTCCGTGCCGGGCTCGGCCGGCGTGAGTTTCTTGCGTGCCATGAATGCCTCGATCAGTTGGGGTTGCGGCTGTAGCGGTTGGTGAAGTCGTCCACGCGCTGCGTGAGGCGGGCCACCTCGGACTGGTGCGCGATGGCGAGCTGGATCAGGCGCGGCGACAGCCGCCAGCGCTCGTCCTTGCCGGGAATGCGCTCGGCCCAGCCGATGGCTTCGAGCGCCTGCAGGTCGCGCAGCGTGGTCGGCGCGGACTGGCGCACCGCCTCGGCCACCTGCTGGTTGCGCAGGCCGTCGAAGTTGTGGCCGGCAAGCGCCTCGATCACGGCCTTGGCGCGGCCGAGGTTGGCCGGCGCGCTCATGCGGCACCGCCCGCGCGGACGCGCTCGAAGTGGCGAGCGATGCTGTAATCGCTCGCCACCGCGTGGCCGAGGTCGTCCGGCCCGTTCTGACCACGGATCTCGTCGGCCTGCAGGACGCAGTGTGCGGCACGGCCGCCCTGGGCCGGAACGCGGCGCACGAATGTCCAGACGATCGGGCGAATCGAATGCCGGTTGCGAATCCGGTCGCCGGTGCGGAGTGACGTCGGCCTCATGCCGCCACCCTCACCCCGGCGGCGCGCACGATCTTGGCGCGCATGGCGCGGCCCTTCGGGCCGTCCCACGTGCCGATCAGCGCGTTGCGTGCATTGCTGATGTGGGTGCCGTTCGCGCGGCACCACGCCGTCAGCGTCGTGCCCTGCAGGGTGAAGCCCGCGCGAACTCGACGGAGCAGTTCCTGACTGGGAGCGGGGGCGCTCATTCGCTTGTATCCTTGTTCCGTGTGTAGAAGCCGTAGGCAATCAGCGGCAGAACAAGGATGAGAACTTTAGTTCTCTTTGTCAAGGGGCGCGCATGTGAACTTTGGTTCTCGAATAGCCGACGAGCGCAAGGCCGCCGGCTACAGCCAGGCGGCGCTAGCCCAAGCGTGCGGTGTGTCGCGGGAAATGTGGGGAAAGTACGAGCGCGATGCGGCCGTGCCGGGGGGCGATGTGCTCGCACGAACCGCTGCGGCGGGGCTGGACGTGCTCTACATCCTGACCGGCGAGCGGTTCCAGAAGCGACTCAAAGTCGCTTCCGAGGGCCGGCAGTCGCCGGTCAAAAGTGACGTGTCGTCACTTTCCAAAACGGACACAAAGTCCGTTTTGGCCGCAGCCGTCTCACCGCCTGAGCCGAAGATGGGCGACCTTGCGCGCCTGAAAGAGGCCATCGCCGCCGTCGAGGAAGGGCTCGCGGAAACGCGGCGCAAGCTGCCGCCGGACAAGCGCGCGGAGCTGATCTTCGCCGCCTACGAACTGATGGCCGAACCGGAGCAATCGCGCGCCAACGTCATCCGGCTGGTGCGCACCGCAGCGTAGGGAAAACAGGGGATAGCGAAATGACGGAAAAAGAGGACCCGAAAGAACGAATCAAGCGCCTGATGCGGGAGTCCGTACCGGATACGCCCGACACCCTCGACAAAGGCCCGCCGCGCGCGAATGCCAGCACGGCATCGGACGCGAGCGGCCACCACGTGACGCAGGTGTTCTACGGGCCGATCAGCCAGGTGGCAGGCCGCGACATCGTCAACCATCCACGGAGGGGCGGGCAATGAGCATGCAGAACTTCTTTGGTCCGGTCGGCCAGGTGGCAGGGCGCGACATCACGGGTGCGGGCGCGAGGCCACGCTCTATCCGCGACCTGAGCACACACGAGCTGGATCACTGGATTGGTGTTCGGCACACCGAGTTGCGGAAACTCGGCCGTGGCCTCGACGGATTGACGCCGACAACCGCTCTCGTGGCGGTTATGTGGCTTGCCTTTCTTCACGTCTCAGACGCGGTTCTCCCATCGGACGTAGTTGCGCTGCTGTCGTTTCTCTCAATGGTAGGTGCCGGCATCTGGATTTGGCGGCGCGTCGCATTCGCCGCGCATCGGGAAGCCGAGATCATGCGTTCGCTCAACGCACTTCAGGCCGAGCGCGCGCAACGCGTCGATTGACCGGCAAGCAGTTTTTTGAGGAGGGGCTATGTGCGAGCGCCTTTCACCGGATCACGACGCGCTCATGGCCGAAGCCAGTGCGCGACGGCGCCAGCAGCAGGAAGAGAACATTGATAGCCGACCCTACTGGATGTACGTCGCGGTCATCGATCCGAGCACTCGACCCGAGCATGCGGCACTGCATGGCCGCGTGTTCCGTCACGATGATGCGTTCTGGAAAACCCACTATCCACCGAATGGTGCCGGCTGCCGGTGCCGTGTTCGGGCGCTGACGGAAGCGCAAGTCAAAACCAAGGGCATCGTCGTCGAGTCGACCTGAAAAGGCACGCACGCGAGAACACCTGAACACACGTAATCACTTCGTACCTGACCAGAGTTCAACCAAGGAGGTGTAGGATGAACGACAAGAAACGACCGTCTGACAAACCGCAGGGCGATACATCGCGAAACAGGGAGGGGCCGCTTCGCGAAAGCGTAGTCCCGAGCAGGAAGGAGCACAGGGTCGATTTCTCAGTGCCCCCTTTGACGGTGACGGAACGCAATCCGGTGCCGACGGAGCCGCCGAAACGCAAAGGCAAATAATCCATGAGCAAGACCGAACTCTCGCGGCAGTGGTTTGCGCTGGGCTTCAAGCTGCGGCTCTGCAGTGCGTACCACTTGGAGCGACGTCGCTTTTTCGAGTTCTGGAACCGGCTGGCGCAGTTTCTGGCGATCGCGTTGGGGTCGAGCGCATGCTTGGCGCTTACTGGCAAGGGCACTCAGACGGCCATGTGGCTTACCTTCTCCGTGACGATCCTCTCCGCAGCCAACCTCGTCATCGGTTTCGGCCGGCGTAGCTGGGAGCATGCGCGCCTCCATGACCAGTTCGTCGATATCGAAAATGCCTATCGACGCGCGACCAGCTCATTGGATGCTTACAACGACCTGATGGAGCGCAAGCGCAATCTCGACAAGGCCGAGCCGGTGCCCATGCCATATCTGATTACCCGTTGCCACATCGATCTCATGCGCGCGGATGGTCATGATGAGCGGGAATGGCCGAAGCTTCATTGGTGCAAGCGCCTGCTGGCCAACTATCTACCGGAACTGGGCGACCCGTCGACGCAGTCTTCATCTTGATCGCCGCTTCTCCCGCACCCTCCCACGCGCGCGCGCGTAGGTAATCGGAACCGGGGCCGATTACAGCGCGCTGATCCCGATCGGACACTGGCCCGAACTTCCACGTCGGAGGTTCGGGAGTCCGCCATGCGCCGATCCAATCCAGCCAGTTGCCGGGTGCGCCGTGGCTGATCCCGTGCAGCCCGGCCACGCGGGTCCGATCGTGGGCTCGGCGCTGGTGACGCTGCTGCTTGCGGCGCTGCTCATCAAGCCGTGGGAAGGCCGCGTGCTCAAGCCCTATCGCGATATCGTCGGCGTGCTGACGGTGTGCGACGGCCACACCGGCAACGTCGAGCCGCGCGCCTACACCGATGCCGAATGCGACCGGCTGCTCGCCTCCGACGTCGGCGCGGCATGGGCCACCGTGCAGCGCTGCTACACCGCACCGATGAAGGAATACCAGGCCGCGTCGCTGGTATCGCTCGCCTACCGCACCGGCCCCGGCGCGCCGGGCGTGAAAGACGGCGTGTGCTGGCTGAAATCCGGCCGCATGCCGACCATCCGCGTCGCCGCCAACGAAGGCCGCTGGGCGGACGCCTGCGCGCAGTTCGACTACTGGGTATCGGCCGGCGGCAAGCGCGTGCGCGGTCTGGAACGCCGCGCCGCTGCCGAACGCAAGCTCTGCGAGGGCCGCATCTGATGGCCGCCGGCACGATCCTCCGCTACGCGCTGCTCGCCTCGCTCGTCGCCAACGCGCTGTTCGCGTGGCGCGTGCAGCACCTCGCATCGCAACGCGACGACGCCCGCTCGCAGCGCCAGACGCTGGTCGCCGAAGTGGCCACGCAACGCGCCGCATTCGAGGCGCGCGCCCGCCAGCTCGAACGCGAGCAGCACCAGGCGCTCGCCGGAATCCGCGCGATCTTCGATCAGGAAATGACCCATGCGAACACCAAACACGAAGCCGTGGTGGCTGATCTTCGCGCTGGCGCTGTGCGGCTGCGCCGGCATTGGGAGGCACGCTGTGCCACCACCGAGTTGTCCGCAACCGTCGCCGCCGCCGCCCGAGCTGATGAAGGCACCGAACTTCGAGAACGCGGTGCGGCTGATCTTGTTCGAATCGGTGCCGAGTGCGACGCCCGCGTCCGTGGGCTCCAATCCGCCGTTCGCGCCTACAGCGGAGGCACACCGTGATCGTGAGCCTTGAACCGATCTACCTGATCTGGGCGGTGGGCCTGCTGCTCGCCTTCCTCGGCGCGCTCGCCGGCATCGGTCGCTGGCTTCTCGGCCAGTTCCAGCGGCGCATCGACGAGCGATTCGCCGCGCTCGCCGAGGATGCGCGCTCGTGGCGACAGCAGGAAATCAAGCTGATGGAACTGCGCACGCACGTCAGCGAGCACTACGTGCGGCGCGAGGATTACGTGCGCAGCCAGAGCGTGATCGAAGCAAAACTCGATGCCTTGGCGGCCCGGATGGAAGCCGCGCATGCACGGGCGCAGGAGGTTCGCAAATGACCATCGACATGGAAAAACTGCGCCGCGAGCAGGTGCGCTGGGTGCTGATGCTTGCGCTCAACCACGCGCGCCCGACCGGCACGGTGGAAGCGATCCTGCTCGGTGCCGTGCAGGGCATCTACCCGGATGCCACGCCGCTGGAAGTGCGCCGCGAGATGGATTACCTCGCCGCGCGCCGCCTGCTGGAAATCCATCGCTCGCCCTCCGGCCCGTGGCGCGCCAGCCTCACGCGCCTGGGCGTGGACGTGGCCGAGTACACCGTCGAATGCGAGCCGGGCATCGCGCGCCCGCCGAAGTACTGGTGACGCCATGCCGCCGCCCAGCAAGATCGACCTGCTGCCGCCCGATGTGCGCGCCGAACTGGATCGCCGGCTGATCGCCAGCGGCTTCGGCAACTGCGTCGCGCTGTCCGAATGGCTCGCCGAGCAGGGCTACGAGATCGGCAAGAGCACCGTCGGCCTGCGCGGCCAGCGGCTCAAGCGCCGGCTCGCCGCGATCACCGCCAGCACCGAGGCCATGAAGATGGTCGCCGAGGCCGCGCCCGACGATGCCGACGATCGCAGCAACGCGATCATCAGCCTGGTGCAGACCGACCTGTTCGAAGCACTGGTGGAGTTTCAGGAGGCGGCGGCAGAAGACGACGAAGCCACCACGCCGGCCGAGCGCATCGCGCTCTACAGCAAGGCGGCCAAGAACATCGCCACGCTCACCCGCGCCAGCGTCGCGCGCAACAAGTGGGCGGCGGAAGTGCGCAAGGGCATCGCCGCCACGCTGGAGGCGCTCAAGAAAGAGGGCTTCGACGCCGGCACGCTCGAAGAAGCCGAGAAGCGCATCAGCATCTACCTGCCCGCGAACGGACGATGAGCGCGGCGCTGCACATCATCAAGCCGCAGCCCGGCCCGCAGGAGGCGTTCCTCGCCTCATCCGCCGACATCGTGTTCTACGGCGGCGCGGCGTTCGGCGGCAAGACGTATGCGCTGCTGCTAGAAGCCGTTCGCCATGTGGACAACGCGCGATTCGGCGGCGTCATCTTCCGCCGCACCACCAAGCAGGTCACCGCAGAAGGCGGCCTGTGGGACACCAGCGAGGAAATCTATCCCTCGCTCGACGCGCGCTCGAACCTCTCGCGCCTGCAATGGCAGTTTCCGTCCGGCGCGACGCTGACGTTCGCGCACCTGGAGCACGAGAAGAACAAGTTCGACTGGCAGGGCTCGCAGATCGCGTTCGTCGGCTTCGACGAGGTCACGCACTTCACCGCCGGCCAGTTCTGGTACCTGCTCAGCCGCAACCGTTCCACCTGCGGCGTGCGGCCCTACGTGCGCGCCACCTGCAACCCGGACCCGGACAGCTGGGTCGCCAAGTTCATCGCGTGGTGGATCGACCCGGATACCGGCTACGCCATCCCGGAGCGCTCCGGCGTGGTGCGCTACTTCATCCGCCGCAACAACGAAATCCTCTGGGGCGATTCCGCCGAAGAACTGATCGCGCGGCAGCCCGGCGCGCAGCCCAAGAGCTTCACCTTCATCGCGTCCTCGTTCCAGGACAACAAGCTCGGCCTCGAACGCGATCCCGGATACCTCGCCAACCTCGAAGCCCTGCCCACCGTCGAGCGCGAGCGGCTCAAGATGGGCAACTGGAAGGTCAAGCCCTCGGCGGGCGACTACTTCAAGAAAGCGTATTTCCCGATCGTCGATGCCGCGCCGGCCATCGGCCAGCGCATCCGCTACTGGGACCGCGCCGGCACCGAGCCGAGCGAATCCAATCCCGATCCGGACTGGACGGCCGGCGTGCGCGCTTGTCTCGCTGCCGATGGCTACGTCTACATCGAGCACGTCGAGCGGTTTCGCGGCACGCCCGGCAAGGTTGCCAAGCGCGTTCATTCCATCGCCGAGCAGGACGGCCGGCGCATCACCATCGGCATCGAGCAGGATCCCGGACAGGCCGGCAAGTTCGAGGCCGAAACCTACGTGCGGCTGCTCGCCAGCTTCGTCGTCTTCACCGTGCCGCCGCAAGGCGACAAGGAAACCCGCGCAACGCCCGCATCCACGGCGGCCGAGCACGGCCGCATCCGCCTCGTGCGCGGCCCGTGGAACGAGGCGTTTCTCGACGAGCTGGAGAGCTTCCCGAAGGGCGCGCATGACGACCAGGTCGATGCGCTCTCCGGCGCGTACAACCAGCTGCTCGGCAACCCGCGCATCCCGATCGAATACCAGTCCACCGGCACGCGCGCCTCCGGCGTCGCGGCGATCGGCTTCGACCTGTCCGACAGCGGATTCGGCAGCGTGCCCGGCGGCAACGACTTTGGAGGTTTCCTGTGACCGATACGCCACGCCCCGAACTCGGCCGCGAGATCGCCACCACCGCCGACGGCACCGACATCACGCGCGGCTACGCCGGCCCGCTGCTCACGCCCTACGACAGCGTGCTGCGCGCGCGCGGCGGCAACGACCTGGTCATCTACGAGCAGGTGCTGTCCGATCCCGAAGTGAAGGCCACGCTCGGCCAGCGCCAGCTCGCCGTCACGCAATGCGAATGGCAGGTCGATGCCGGCGGCGACAAGCGCATCGACAAGCAGGCCGCCGAGTTCCTGCGCCAGCAGCTGCACGCGATCGGCTGGGACAACGTCACCACCAAGATGCTGTTCGGCGTGTTCTACGGCTACGCCGTCGCCGAGGTCATCTACAAGCCGGACGGCGCGCGCATCGCCATCGACCGCATCATCGTGCGCAACCGACGCCGCTTCCGCTTCACGCCGGATGGCGATCTGCGCCTGCTCACGCCTACCAGCATGACCGAGGGCATGCTGGCCGAGGCACCGTATTTCTGGAGCTTCCAGACCGGCGCGGACAACGACGATGAACCCTATGGCCTCGGCCTCGCGCACTGGCTCTACTGGCCGGTGCTGTTCAAGCGCAACGGCATCAAGTTCTGGCTGATGTTTCTGGAGAAGTTCGGCATGCCCACCGCCGTGGGCAAGTACGACACCGACGCCACCGATGCCGAGCGCACCCGCCTGCTCGCCGCCACGCGCGCCATCCAGACCGACAGCGGCATCATCATGCCCAAGGGCATGGAGCTCGATCTGCTCGAAGCCGCGCGCAACGGCACCGCCGACTACAAGACCCTGCACGACACGATGGACGCGACGATCCAGAAGGTCGTGCTCGGCCAGACCGCCAGCACGCAGGGCACCGCCGGCAAGCTCGGCAACGACAAGCTGCAGGCGGACGTGCGCGACGACATCATCAAGGCCGACGCGGACCTCGTCTGCGAGAGCTTCAACGTCAGCGTCGCGCGCTGGCTCACCGAGTGGAACTTTCCCGGTGCCGCGATTCCGCGCGTGTACCGCGTCACCGAAGAAGGCGACGATCTCGACAAGCTGGCCGAGCGCGACGAACGCCTCGCACGCATCGGCTACAAACCCACGCTCGCACGCATCGAGCAGGTCTTCGGCGAGGGCTACGAACCGGCCGCGCCCGTCGCGGAGCCGCCCATTGGTGGCATCGAGCCGAACGCCGCGTTCGCGGCGGCGGATGGAACACGTACGTCCGCGTTTCCAGACCAGGCCGCGCTCGAACAGATCCTCGACGCGCTCGACGACGGCACGCTCGACGAGCAGGCCGCCGCGCTGCTGCAGCCGCTGATCGATCTTGCCGCGCGCGATCCGCAAGCCGCGCTTGACGCGATCGGCGAGGCGCTCCCCGGCATGGATGACACCGCGCTGCAGAACACGCTTGCGCGCGCACTGTTCGCCGCAGAAGCATGGGGCCGCTTCAATGCCTGACGGCGTCGACCTCGGCATAGCGTTCGACCGGCCGCCCGAGGACGCGCTGCGCTACTTCGAAGAGAAGGGCTTTCGCGCCGGGCACTGGAACTGGTGGGATACCTGGCAAGAAGCCAACGCCCGCGCGTTCGTCATCGCGCGCACCGCACGCTTGGACGTGCAGCAGGCGATCCGCGACCGCCTGCGCGTCGCGCTTGCCCAGGGCATGACGGAGCGCGAATTCATCCGCACGCTGACGCCGCAACTGCAGCGCCTCGGCTGGTGGGGCAAGAAGATCATCGTCGGCGCGGACGGCGCGGCGGAAGTGGTGCGCGAAGGCAGTCCCTGGCGGCTCAAGACCATCTACCGCACCAACGTCATGACGGCCTACAACGCCGGGCGCTGGAAGCAGCAGAACGACAACGCCGACGGCCGGCCGTACTGGATGTACGTGGCGGTGATGGATGCGCGCACGCGCGCGTCGCACGCGGCAATGAACGGCCGCGTGTTCCGCCACGACGATCCCATCTGGAACACGCACTACCCGCCGTGCGCGTTCAACTGCCGCTGCCGCGTGCGCGCGCTCACCGAGCGGCAGGTGCAATCGCGCGGGCTCGCCGTCGAATCGTCCGCCGGCCATCTTGAAGAGGTCATGCAGGACGTCGGCGTGGACAAGCGCACCGGCGAAGTGGTCGAGCGCCCGGCGTGGCGCTACACCGCGCCCGACGGCCGCAGCATGACGCCGTCGCCGGGCTGGAACTACAACCCCGGCAAGGCGGCATTCCAGCCAGACCTGGAACGCTACGACTACGATCTCGCGCGCCAGTACGTGGAGGGCTCGCTCACCGGCCCCGCATTCGCGCGCACATGGCATCGCGTCGAGGATGCCGTCACGGCGTTTCGAGCGACCGACGAAGCGGCGGGGCTGAATCCGCAACGGATCACCCAGATTCTTCGCCGCCGCGGCGACATCGCACTGGGCGAAACGTATGCCGTCGGCATCCTGTCGGCGGCGGATCGCCGTTTGCTCGGCGTGCGAACGCAGGTGGTGCGGCTCAGCGACGACACCCTGCTCAAGCAGGCCGTTAGTCGCAGCGGACAGGACTTCGACCTGTCCGACTACTGGCGCGTGCAGCGCGTCATCGAGCAAGCGTCATTCGTGGCGCGGCAAGGCGAGAACGTGCTGGTGTTCGTAGAGCGCGACGATGTGCTGTATGCCGCGATCATCAAGCGCACGCGCGACGGGCACGAGCTGTACCTGACCTCGTTCCGGCGCAGCAGTCTGGAAGATGTGGCGCGGTTGCGCAGACAGGCGGACGTGCTGCGCGATGAGATTGGCTAGGCCCGGCGTGGGACTCCCTGACATCCCCACAAGCGATCCGTCTTGCGACGTTCTACGGCCGGGAGATTCACCGTGTCATCCGGGCCAGCCGCGAGGAAGTATGCCATGACCGACACCATCACCATCTCGCTGGACGATGAACAGGCACAGGCCGCGTTCGCCGAACTGATCCGGCGCGGCAACGACATGACGGGCCTGATGCGCCGCGCCGCTGGACATCTCGCCGCCGTCGCCGAGGAATCGTTCGCCACCGAACGCGCACCCGACGGCGCGCCGTGGGTGGACCTCTCCGCGATCACCAAGGCGCTGCGCACACGGCGCGGCGCGTGGCCCGGCAAGAAACTTCAGGACAGCGGCATGCTGGCGGCATCGGTCTTCACCCGCTTCGGCCCCACGTTCGCCGAGATTGGCAGCAACGTGCCGTACGCGCGCATTCACCAGAAAGGCGGCAACGCCGGGCGCGGACGCAAGGTCGCGATTCCCGCGCGCCCGTACCTCGGCGTCTCGCCCGAAGCATTGCAAGCCATCCGCGACGACATGCTCGGCTGGATGGACGTGAATCGGCCCGCCGCGCCCTGACGACACACGGCCGCGCGAGCGCGCCTGTGCGCCGATCCGCGCCCGATCCGCGCCGCTGGTACCTCCGCAGGTGCGCGTCGCGCTGAAACCCCGCGTGTCACGCGTGTAATCGGCAACCGTGCCGGCGCGCATGCCACGCCGCCGCGTTTCGCCCTCGCGCGCGCAAGCAACGTTCGGAACCCGGGCCGATTACACCGCGCAGCCAGACGCGGACGATCGCCGGCATGGACAGCCCCGCAATCGAAATCTTCCGCTCCGGCCGGCACACCGACATGCACGGCCGCGCGTTCGACATCACGCGCGCCGATCTGGCCGACATCGCCAGCCGCTACGACCCGGCCAAGCATGAGGCACCGCTGGTCATCGGTCACCCGCAGACCAATGCGCCCGCCTACGGCTGGGTGAAGGGCCTGCGCGTCGTGGGCGACACGCTCGTCGCCGACACGCACCAGGTGGACCCCGCCTTTGCCGAGGTCGTCAACGCCGGCCGCTGGAAGAAGCGCAGCGCCTCGTTCCTGATGCCGACCGCGCCCGACAACCCGGCACCCGGCCAGTACTACCTCAACCACGTCGGCTTCCTCGGCGCGCAGCCGCCAGCGGTAAAGGGATTGCGGGACGCGCAATTCGCCGCCGCCGAGCAGTGCATCGAGTTCGCCAGCGATCGCCGCTGGGGTTTCCGCGACGTGGCCGGCGTGTTCCGCCGCATCCGCGACTGGCTGATCGAGCGCGACGGCGCGGAAGCCGCCGAGCAGGTCATTCCCGCGTGGCAGATCGATTCCCTGGTCGAGGCCGCGCAGCCCGACATCGAACCCGCGCCGGCCTTCGCCGCGCCCGCATCCGAGGAGACCACCGTGTCCGAATCCCAGACTGCCGACTTCGCCGCGCGCGAGCAGCAACTGACCCAGCAGGCCGCAGACCTGCTGGCACGCGAGCAGGCCATTGCCGCCCGCGAGCAGGAGGCGCACCGCGCCGATAGCGCCGCGTTCGCTGCGGCGCTGGTCGAATCCGGCCAACTGCTGCCGCGCCAGGCGGCGCTGGCCACCGAACTGCTGCTCGTCGTTCCCGACGACGCACCGCTCAGCTTCGCCGCCGACGACGGCACCACCACCACGGTGAAGCCGGCCGACGCGCTGCGCGAGCTGCTGTCCACGCTGCCCGTGCAGGTGAACTACGCCGAGAAGTCGCGCGGCGCGGCCTCCGCACCGGCGGCCGGCTTCGCCACGCCGTCGGGCGACACCGTCGATGCCGCGTTGCTCGTCCTGCACAACAAGGCCGTGGCGTGGATGCAGCAGAACCCCGGCGTTCCGTACCTCACCGCCGTCAAGGCGGTTGGCGGCTGATCCACTCACCAGGAGTCCGTTCCATGACGCAGAAGATTTCCCTCCTCACCCTGACCGTCGCCGCATCCGCCGCACTCATCGCCGAGCGTTGCGTCACCGCAGCCGGTGCCTACGCGACCGCAGCGGGCAATGCGCTCGGCGTCACCACCACGCAAGCCGCCATCGGCGAGCTGGTCGGCGTCGATGTGCTCGGCACCGCCGTCGCCACCGCCGGCGGCGCGATCGCCAAGAACGCCTACGTGGAGGTCGGCAGCGACGGCAAGGTCGTCACCCATGCCGGCGGCGTGGCGGTCGGCCAGGCGTTGCAGGCAGCAGCAGCCGACGGCGACCGCATCGAAGTGCTGCTGATCCCCAACGCGCCAGCCGGCGCGTGATCGCCATCCCCATCGTCCCGGAGAAACGCACATGACCCAGCAGACCCTCGCGCAATCGCGCGTCGTCGATCCCATCCTGACCACGCATGCCCAGGGCTACGTGCGTCCGGGCAACGTCGGCCTGCGCCTGTTCCCGACCGTCACCGTGCAGGCCTATGCCGGCCAGGTGCTGGAGTTCGGCAAAGAGGCCTTCCGCCGCTACAACACCCAGCGCGCGCCGGGCACGGCCACCAAGCGCATCACCTTCGGCTATGCCGGCAAGCCGTACGCGATCATCCCGAACGCGCTCGAAGCGGTGGTGCCGAACGAGAACCGCACCGATGCCGCCGCAGTGCCCGAGCTCGATCTCGCCAGCGACGCGGTGGACGTGGTGCTCGACGCGATGGAGCTTTCGCACGAGTTCGCCTGCGCGGACATTGCGCGCAACGCCGCCAACTACGACAACGACCACAAGGTCGCACTCGTCGGTGCCAACCGCTGGGCCGGCGCAAACGGCAAGCCGAGCCAGGACGTCGCCACCGCGAAGAACGCGATCCGCGAATCCATCGGCGTGCGACCGAACACGGTGCTGCTTTCGGCAACGGCGTTCGCCGCGCTCGAATTCAACGAAGACATCATCGAGCGCATCAAGTACACGGGCCGCGATGCCGTCACCACCGAGATTCTCGCCAAGCTCTGGAACGTGCAGAACGTGTTCGTCGGCGAGGCCGTCGGCGCATCCGGCCAGAACGATGCCTTCGGCGACGTGTGGGGCGACGACGTCATCGTGGCCTATGTCGCACCGGCCAGCGGCAGCAACCGCCGCAATCGCGCGCAGCCGAGCTACGGCTACACCTACACGATGGGCGGCCATCCGCTCGTGCGCGTGCCGTACGAAGACCGCAACGCCAACTCGTGGATCTATCCGGTCAGCGCCGATCGCGCGCCGGTGCTGTCCGGCATGACCGCCGGCTACCTGATCCAGAACGCGGGCGCATCGCCCGCGTAACCCGACGCCTCGTCGGTGAGAGGGAACGACGCCTTTGAACCTGTCGTGACAGCCGGAGAGACGGCACCACCTTCAGGAGCGCGCCATGACCGAACCCACGACCGATCTCTGCTACCCGGTGCTGACGCCGTTCAAGTTTCACGGCGTCATCGTCAAGCCGCCGGCATACGTGCAGATGAGCGCGGACGAGGCACCGCTGTATCAAGCAGCCGGCGTGATCGGCGGCGAGGACACGGCGGCCCTTCCGCCGGAGCCGGAAACCGATGACGAAACCGATCCGGCGACCGGCGACGGCACCACCACCGAAGCCGAAGCGCCCGCATCGGCGAAGCCGGCCGCCAAGACCACGAAGGCCGCCGGCAAGAAGGCCGCCAAATGAGCCACGCACGTGTAACCGTGGCGGACCTCGAAGCCGAAGTCGCCAGCGAGCACTACTTCACCGCACTCGACGGCGTGCTCGGAGCCGTATACGAGGGCACCGCCGCCGATTCCAATCGCGACGATGCGGAGCTGCCTGCAACGCTGGGCCTGCTGACGTTCTGCGTATTGGTCCTGCGCAACGGCATCAAGGTGAGCGGTGAAAGCGCATGCGTCAGCGCGGCGAATTTCGATGCCGAAATCGGCCGCCAGCTCGCGCGCGCCAATGCCATCGGCAAGATGTGGCCGCTGCTCGGCTTCCGCCTTGCCGATCGCATTGCGCAGGCACAGGGCTGAGCCATGTACTGCACGCCCGCCCAACTGGCCGATGCCAAGCTCACCCGCGAACTGGCGCAGCTGACGACGCCCGAGCGATACGCCGACGTCGTCGCCGACGACCTGTTCGAGGCGACGCTGCGCGACGAGGATCGCAGCGGTTGGCCGCCGGCCGATGTCGCCATCGCGGACGAGGCACTCGCGCACGTCGTCAAGGCGCTCACCGACGCCGACGGCGTGATCAACGGCTACCTGTCGCTGCGCAAGCCGCGCCCGTACACGCTGCCGCTGAATCCCGTTCCCGGAATCGTCTCGGTATGGGCGCGCCAGATCGCGCGCTACCTGCTCAGCAAGGATCGCGTCGGTACACGCGAAGAAACCGATCCCGTCGTGCGCGACTACCGCGATGCGATCCGCTTTCTCGAACTCACGCGCGACGGCAAGTTCAACCTCGGCGCGGACGATCCGCTGCCGCCGCCGAGCGCCGGCTCGCCGGAGTTCTGCGCGCCCGGCCGCGTGTTCACGCGCGACACGCTGCGGGACTTCGGCACATGAGCCTCGCCGGCCCGTTCCCCGCATCCGCCGTCATCGAGCGCCTGGCATCGCTCGATGCGCTGCGCCTCGTCGATGGCGCGGCCGGTCTTCAAGCGGCCCTTGAATCCCCGCCACGCGCCGTTCCAGCGGCCTATGTGCTGGTGGAGGAATCCGGCCGCGAGCCGGGCGACTACACCGGCCGCTACGCGCAGCCGATGACGGTGACGGTGAAGGTGGTGCTGTGGACGCGCCACGCATCCGCCGGCGCCGGCGCGAAGGCCGTCGCCGACATGGAATCCATCGAGCGCGCCGTGCGCACGCAGCTGCGCGACTGGTCGCCCGGTGCGCCGTTCGAACCGCTGTGGGTGAGCAACAGCGGTGCCGACCAGTTCTTCGGCGGCCAGCTCACCCGCCAAGTGATTTTCCGCACGCACTACCGCGATCAGGAGCAGCCATGAAACCCAATCCCGCACTCGCCATGCCGTTCCCCGGCAGCGGCGTTCCCGGCGGCTACCGCGTCGTCGGCGGCCAGCTCGTGCCGCAGGCCGCGCTCGATGCGCAGGCCGCATCCGTAGCTGGCGTAACCGATCCCGCGACAAGCACCGACGACGACGCCGACGCCGGCACCGAACCCGACACGGCCCCGCGCCGCAAGAACCGCAAGGAGTAATGCAATGGCCCAGCCCGCACTCGATTTCTTCAAGAAGCGCGCCGTCCTCATCAAGGCCGAGTCCATCGAAGGCACCGACAGCCTGCCGGTGCCGGCGACCGACGGATTCCGGCTTTTCGATGGCTCCAGTTCCACCGAGTTCGACAAGGTGGAGCGCAACGAGGACAAGCCTCATTTCGG